TTCTGCCACTTGTTGTACTCGTTCGGAAACCACACGATGCCGTCGAACATCGTGTTGATGAAGTGGAGCGTGACCTTGATGTCGAGCGGCTTGCGGCCCGCGGGGTCATGCCAGCCAGCATCGAGCCCGTACTGCTCGCGAAGCACTTGCTGGTGCGAGAAGTCCACGGGGGCCGCCTCACAGGGCGCGGAGAGGCCTCGCCACTTGAGTTTGGGGAGGCCTTGGATGACGCGAGACGGGATGGCCATTATCCGGGACCGCCCGCGGAGGGGCCTGAGACGCCGGTGATCGAGGCTTGCTGCGACGCGCCGATGAGCTGTAGCGCTTTGGCGGCCGTCTGTGCGGAGGACGCAAGGATCGCCATGTCGCTGCTGATTTTCCCGGCCTCTCCGCCACCAAGCATCTGTTGCGCGCGGTAGTCCTCCACGAGGCGCTTTTGTGCATCCGTCGCGTCGCTGCCGACCATGGTGTTTCCGAACGCGTCAAAGTCGTACTGCGGATTCGCTTCGAGGCTGGACGCGATCTGGCCCACGCGACGCTGATACATCGCGTCTCCCTTCCAGTCCGTCGCGTCTCCACCGGTCTGCCGCCCGAGTTCCGTGTACCGCTTCACGAATTCATCGTGCGTGAGGTCGACCGTCTTCTCGCCGCTTGGCGTCCACACCTTGTCTTCGATGTTCGCGATGTTCGCGACCATGGCCGCGCGCGCTGCGACCTTGGCGGGGTCGAGGTTTTCTGCCGCGGCCTGGTCCGCAAACTCGGGCTTGTAGATGTCGCCCGTTTCATCGTCGAACGCGGCGAGCTTCTTCTTTTCTTCTTCGAGTTGCTCTGCGGGCGACTTGACCTTGCGCTTGAGGATGCCAGTCGCATACAGGCTGTCGACGAATTCGCCCACCGCGTCAGCGGCTAGACCGATCCCGTCTGCGAAGCCGCTCACCGCCATCATCGCGGGGCCGAGTTCGCCGTTCTCTCCCAAGAACAACTTCATCAGTTTCGGCGCGGCCTTTTCAAGCGCCGGCAAGAGCTTGTCGGCCGTGGCTTGCTTCACACGCTCCCACGCCACCGAGGTCTGCGCCGAGATGTCTTTCTGAGCCCGCGCGGCGTCGCGCTGGACCTCGGCCCACGCACCGGGGGCGTTGATCGATTCGTCGATCGTCTTCCGGAGCACTGCCAGCCCCGCGGCCGTCGCTTCGGCTGCGGTTGCGCCCTTTTTCTGGGCTTCTTGGTAGGCCGTCTGGTACTTCGACAACAGGGGCCGCACGCCGCGAATGCCCTGGTCGCCGAAGACCTGTTGAAGCACTTGGCCTTTCTTTTCGAAGTTGCTTTTGCCGGCCTTCACGATCGACTCAATGAGCACGTCGGCCACGTCGCGCGTGCGGCCTTTCTTGTCGTACACCGAGACGCCTTCGCGCTTGAGAATTGCGCTCTTTGCGACAAGGTTCGAGAAGATGTTTTCCAATGCCGTCGTGGTCTGCTCGGCGCTGCCGGTGCCCGTGCGGGCGATCTGTGCGAGGCCACCGATGGTCTTGACGCCTTTGACCCCAGAAAGACCGAACGATGCGCCCGCGGCGGCGAGGCGCTGGAACTGACTTGCGGCGTCGCGAAGTTCGAATGCGCCTTTTTTGCCTTGGAACGTGAGGGACGCGAGAACGTCTTGCATCTCCTCACGAGACTGAAGGCCGAATTGGTTATAGATCGACGCAGCGGCCTGCGACACGTCCCCGACGTTGGACCCGGTCGCGCTCGCGACGGTTGCAAACGCTGTCGCACTGGTCCGCCCCGTTTGCAGGTTACCAGTGAGCGACACGAACGACTGGATCGCTTCGGCGATCTGCTGTGCGTTCTGCCCCGGCGTGGCAACGGCGGCCTGCTCGAATTCCTTTCGGAGCACCGTCGGATCGACGAATTCCTCACCAGCCCCGCGCGCGTTGATCGAAAGGCGATTCGTGCTCTCTTGCAGGGCAATCGACTCACGGGCCGCGCTCTCGACGGTGCCCTTCAGCTTGTCGTAGGCCCGCATGGCGAGCATCGAGCCGAAGAACTCCTTCATCGCCCCGCCGGACGTGGACGACCTCTCCCGTCGTTGCGCGTCGGCGCTCGCTTGACGGAATTCAGCCTCGCGCTCCGCGGCTCGTTGCCGTTCGCGCTGTCCCCGCTCGTACCGCGATTCCATCTCGCGGTCGATGCGCGCCATCTCTCGTTTTCGAGCGGCCTCTTCCTGAGCGACACGACGCGCCGACTGGATGCGAGCCCGCTCTTCTTCTCGGATAGCCCGCGTTCGCTCGCGTGTTTCTTGGGTGACCTGTGCCCGAACGCTTGCGGCGCTACCTGCGCCGCTTCCAGCGACAGGACCCAGCCCTGCCGCCGTCGGCCCCCTTGTGCGGCCGAGCCCCTTGAGAGACTCGGTGACGCGTGCTGATGCACGGGCGCTCGCTGCCGCCGCCTTCTCCTCCGCTTCGGCGATCGACAGGTAAGCCCGTCGAACCGCGTCATGCCCGGACGCGACGAATTCGTAGGAGATTGAGGGCATCGGTTACTTGGTGGTTCGGTTGACGGCGCGCTTGACGTGAGAGGCAACCTCGCGCTTGGCCTTGTTCGCGATAGCGTCGAAGCGGCTGTATCCACGCTTCACGACGAAGGACGCGTACTCCTCGCCCATCTCAAGGTGCGCCTCGAAGCGGTCGTCGCTCTCGTCCACGACGCGGGATGCAGTGGACTGTTGGAGGTGCCCCGTCTGGTTCTGATAGGCGTGCGTGGTTCGCTCTTCGTTCGCGGCTCGTTGCAGGATCTCTTCAATGCCGTGCGTGAGATACCCGCCGGGCGACAGGACGAGATCGGCCTCCCGCGCCATGTCGCGCGCCTGTCCCAAGCCGCGAACGATGACTTTCACGAAGCGGGTTGCTCCGGGGCGGGCGCGTCGTCGATCTTGATGAGCATGTCGCGGTCCGCTCGGGCCATGCGCAGTTTCACCGCGCATCTTTCGAGCAAGAACTGGAGTTGCTCACGCGGCAGTTGAGAGAGGCCAGCGCGCGCAATGGCGTTCTTCTCGCCGGCTTCGGCCGCCACCATGAGCATGTCTTCGACCGTCTCTTCAGAGAAGTCTTCGAGCCATCCCGCCTGTTCGGCGCGCACCTGGTTGTATAGGTGCAAGAGACTCGCGATCTGGTCCGTCGTGAGGTGCTCCGTCATCCACTCCGGACCTGGGAACGCGGGCCACTTGGTGACCTTGTCCTCTTCGCCGTCCGGGCCCTGCGTCGTCACGACCTCGCGACACGCCTCGAACAGCGCATGTCGCGCTTTCGCGTCGGACAGGATGTCCCCGTCACGCTTCACCGATTCGAGGTCGCCCGCGAGCCCGATGACGTAGCGATGCGCCTTGACGAGTGCTTCGTCCTCTTCGGACTTCACGTTGACGCGGATTGCCAGTTTGCGGATCGGCGCACCCGCGAGACCGAGCAGTCCGCTCACGGGGAAAATCTTGCAGGGCCGCTCGGCGGTGGCCGCTTCGACGGCCTTGGCCAGTTCGCTCTTGTACGGCTCCGCGGGCTTGTTGGGCGCGGTGGGGGAGTAGTGGGTCACTTGTGCTTCTGTCTCAGGTTCTCGATGAAGTTAAACGCCGCATCGAAGGCCATCTGTTGGCCCTCGGTGAGGTCGGCGTCGGGGAGCCCGAAGTAGCGGTCAGGACGACGCTTGCGGGCGACGCCTGCGAACCCGACTGAGATGTCGTGGCAGGCTGCGAGCCGTATCGTTTCGGTGAGGTTGCTCGGATGCTGCGCGCCCTTCGTGAGCGCCTTGGTCCACTCTTGCCAGTCGGCGTCCTTGCAGAACTGGCGCGACGGCATCACCCCGTAGAGAGCCGTCAGCGAGGCCGTCATGAGACGCGCCCACTCGCGCTGAGGCATCCTCCCCGCTTGGTCAGCCGACGCGAACGCGGGGCCGCCTGGCTCGTACAGGGAGGCGACCACGAGGCCCGCGAGCGCTTGGTCTGCCAGCGCCGCCTGTGGAGCCTCGGGGACGTCCACATCCATCGCGCACGCCGCCTCGTAAGGGGTGAGCGCGCGGACGTGGAGCGGGATGGTGGTGCCGGGAAACTGGTAGGGAACGGGCGCCCACGGGCGGGGGCGGCACAGCAAGCGCCGAAAAAGGCGCTCGGGCGTGACGTCCGCGGGGGGCGCCCAAGGGGAGCGAGATTCAGCCACTCAGGAAGAAACCTGGGCTATTTGAACTCGCCCGGATCGCAGATCAGCGAGTAGGCGAGATCCGTCGTCTTGCCGACGCCGCCGCTCACCTTGATCCCGCTGCGAACGAAGCCCTTCCCCTCGTACTTGGCACCCGAGCCGCCGAGTTGAAGGCGCACGTCCAGTTCTGCCGATTCGAGGAACGCCTTCTCGATCGCGAATTCCATCCCCTTGACGGGGACCACGTTTTCGAGGTCGATCACGCGATGCACCGGGCCGGGAGAGATGCCGGCGAAGCCACGGACGAGCGTTTTGACCTCTTGCTGGTCGGATTCCAGCGACGTCGAGACACTCGTGTTCTCGGCGAGGAGCTTGCCGTTGATGTAGATGTATACCTGATCGTAGAGTTGCACGACCTACTCCGCTGCTTGGGTTGTGAGGATTGCCGCTCAGTAGGCCGGCGAAGACTCTTCGATCCGGAACTGGCCCTTGTCGTTCGAGCGCACCGCGATCGGGTTGCACTTGATCGAATAGCCGTTGTTGAGACTGATCACGCCGATGCTCGCGAGCGTATCGTTGAGCGCCGCGGGATCGAGCACCGCGGAGCCTCCCTGCCACGGGCCGGAGAGGTCGGTGACGGTCTTTTCGACGATGCCGCGCACCGCGCTCGGGGTCATGAACCCGACGAGCGGCTTCTGCCCACGTTGCGGGTCCGGGCCCACCCAAGGCATGTTCGCTTTCTGGTTCGCGTAGCGCACCGACAGCTCAGACCAGAAGTAGTCCATCACGCTCGGGATGTGCCCCGGTCGCGCGCGGTAGTCGGTCGAGGACGACGCGTTGAGGCTGCGCGACGTGATGTGCCGCACGAGGATCGCCCGGCCGAACTTGTTGAACGTGATCGGGCTGACGCCGTTGTTCAGGGCCGCGCGAATCTCGGTCGTGGTCGGCCGATCCGCGGTGTCGTACGGCTGCGGGATGTAGAACGGCGTCGAGTCGGTGCTCGTGTACCCGTTGAGGTTGGCTCCGGGGTGCGCGATCTCTTGCGAGCGCATGACGGCCGCGCAATGCGCCGCGAGCATGCCCGGCCAATAGGGGTTGTTCTCGGCCCAGAAGAACTTCACGCGGGCGTTGTTGACCGAGGTTGCGACGGTGGTCGCCTCGCTGTTCGTCCCCACGAGGCCGAAGATCATCTGCTGGCCCTTGCCGTTCACGGGGAGGGCCTGGGTCGAGATGTAGGCCGCGCCCTCGCCGACGCCGCTGTCGGTCGCGGTGGCGGCGCTGGTCGTGTGGCAGGGGTTCACCTGGTAATACAGCTCGCCCCAGACTTCCGCCGCAGCATAGGCGCTCGTGAAGTCGTCCGCGCCGGTGCCCGAAGTGACCGAGCCCTTCGCGATCGAGGAGCCGGTGACGGTCTGGTTCCGCACGCGAAGTTGCTTGAGCACGAGGTGCGCGCGGTCGCCAACGTTCGCGCTGGTGACGGTGACGACGCCGCTGCTGTTCGTCGCGGTGAACGGCATCCCGGTTTCTTCCCACGCGTTGATCGCGTTCTTGACCGCGATAGCCTGCGTGGTGACGGTGTCGCCGACCTCGACTTGCGCCGTCGTCGTGCGGCCCATCGCCTCGATGAGGATTGTGCCGCGCGCGGTGGCCGTCGTGGTGATCGTGAAGTCCACGGTGGCCGCGGTGCCGGAGCCGTTCTCGGGGACCGCGATGAAGTAGATCGTCGCGTCCGGGTCGACCGAGACGTAAGCCTCATACATCCAGCGCAGCTCAGAGCGCCGCCCTGCGCGCGTGATGATGTCGTCGCGCGACTGAATGGGGTCGCCGATCGTGTTCGTGGTCTCGGTGCCCGCGCTGGTCTTGTTGCCATAGAGCAGCACGAACCGGTTCTGGGAGGAACCCGAGCCTTGCCCCTGCGCAAACAGGATCTCGCGGATGATCCCCGGGATCGGATCGTTCGGGTCGACGCCCGTCATCTGGTAGCCGGTGGCCATGGTCACTTGTCCTTGCCGGGCTTCACGGCCGGCGGCGGGTCAAAGGCGGCACGCGCCGCGGTGATGTCGCCCTCGATGACCTTGACGCCGAGGATCGTGAGGTTGGGCTTGTCGCCACGCCCGGCCTTGCGGAGCGCGGGATCGTCGAGCACGACCTCGGTCACAGGCTCCTCGTCGGGAGCCCACAGGGGGGACGTAGCGTTGGGCTTGCCGAGGAATCGACGTTCGGCGTGCGGGTGGGGGACGCTGATCCCCTTCGCCGGCTTCACGAGCAGGTAGCGAGGCATGAGGTTTCCCTTGTGAAACGTGCTGTTTGTGGCAAAAAGAAACCGCGGCGCTTGACGCTTCTGCGGCAGTGGTTAGGTATTGGTGGCCAACATGAAGCCCACCTACGCTGGTCCGAAGTCGATCTCTGTCGCCACCCACCGCGCTACCGCGTCTTACGCAGATCAGCGCCGCGAGTTCTCGAAGTTCAACAACATCGTGATCCACAGCCGCGGACCGCGCGGTTGGATGTTTTCGGCGACCAAAGCTGTCGCGGAAGGCATCTCCCGCCTCGGGTTCGATGTTACAGCGGACGACGGCGTGTATTTCGCGAAGCGCCCGATGGGCTACGTCATCGTGAACGAGGCCGGTGCCATCGTGGAGCCCGACGGCGACTCGTACCGCTTG